TTCTATGACAGCGTGCGAGAAATATATCAAAAAGATAGCAGAAAAATTACCTGAACAATGTTGCGTAAAAGACTTAATCAAAGCGGGTTTATATGCATCGCCCCAAGCTGCAAGAGTAGCTAGATTGGCACATTCTTTCCCGGATTATTTCAAAATGGGGAAAAGAATTGTCATCCCAAAAGAATGCGTTATCGAATGGTTAAACAAATCCAAAAACGGAGGGGAATGTGAGTACTCGCTACCACCCGATCGATCTGAAACTGCCTCGAAAATCACGAAGTTATCGCCCCCAAATTGGATGGAAACATGTTGCTGAGAGAAGGATCTACTTTAGATCAAAGTGGGAGCTTAGATACGCCCAATACCTCCAATGGCTTAAGGAACAAAACATCATCCAAGAGTGGGAGCACGAACCACAAACGTTCTGGTTCGAGCAAATTAAAAGAGGAACAAGAAGCTATCTCCCAGATTTTAAAGTCACGAGACCCTCTGGAGGGCACTATTGGGTGGAGGTCAAAGGTTATTTCGATAGCAAGAGTAGGACTAAAATCAAAAGATTCCGAAAATACTACCCCGAAGAAGAACTAATTATAGTTGATAGTGAGTGGTTTATAAAGAATGGGAAAACGAATCCGATACTCCAAAAGATGGCTCAAAATGCAGCCTCCGTTTGAAATTGGGAAAGACGGGTTTGGAGTGAAAGATGTGAAAATGAATGAAGAAGGATGGGCAGATGCAAAAGTGTACAGACCATACCCATACGACCTTGTGTCAATGCAAACACAAAGAAAAATCGTGCCAGGTTGGTGGAATGGACAGAGGTGGGAAGGAATACGTCTTAGACAAGATGATTCAGTATTTTTTTGGAAACAGGAAGAGGCCGCATGATGAACAGAAAGCAGAAGAAAATTGCGAAAGTGATGCAGGAATTTCACATGGGTGATTTACATAGCGGCTCAAAACAAGGTCCTATTGTCGTGAATAATAAACAAGCAAAGGCAATCGCAATGAGCGAAGCCAGAAAGAAAACAGCAAAATTACCAAAACAAAGGAAACAAGCATGAGCCAAAACAAACCTTATGTAGCCGTCATTATTGAAGGCGACAATGAGAAACTTAATTTCATAGCAGAGCTAATAGTTACTGAATGTGTAGTACCTGTTCTAAGGCTGCTTCAGGGAGCTATGGAACTTCAAAACTCGATAGAAGAACACAAGGAAAAATCATGGACAAAAAAATCAAACGAATCAAAAAAACCGTCGAAAAAGACTCAGCCAAAGAAATTAGCCAAATCAAAGACCTCCAAAAAGCCGATAAAAAAAGAGACAAAGTTGTCGAGAGAGCCGAAAAAATTAACAAGAAAAGTCAATGAGCAAAAAAAGCATTTATGAGCCCGTGAAGGACCAATTTAAGGTGCTTCTTGAATACATAAAGATATTAGAGAAAAAAAGGGTCGATGACTCCACGAGCGAAATTTATGCACTCATGGAGTTTATCGACACTGTGAAGCGTCAATGTGAAATCTATCTGAAATATGAACTTATCAAATTAGGAAAGAAAAATGGTTGAAGTGATTCATTACGAGACAGCGAACAAGAACAAAACAATCGGTTATGTAGACATACGTGTTCCTATTATGAAACCAACAGTCTTAGTGCTTAGAAAGATTGCTCATGTCCAAAGCGGAGATAGGAGATGGTTCAACTATCCTTCTTTCTCAAGAGAAATTAATGGACAGCCAAGTTTTTTTAAGTTCTTCGAGTTTGAGACACAAATTTACAACGGACAACTTTTAGAAAGCTTAAGTGACAATGTTAAGGATTATTGTAAGAGGAATGGAATTGAAGGATTGGAGCCAATGAACTTTGACACATTTCCTGAATCAACTAACGAACTGCCATTTTGAGGTGAACAATGGAAGGCGTAAACTATTTATTTTATCTTTCAATGTTTGGAGTTTTTGCCGTTGCCTTTTTGGCAGGCGGAGCTTTGGGTATTGCAATGGGCGTTACATATGCCATCAATTGGATGAAAAAATGAAAAAAATAAAAAATAAAACCAACCCATCCACACATATCTGTGAGGGCATTTCGAATTACAAATTTAGCCCAAGTTTTTGGTCGGACTGTGTAAATCATTGGATATCAATGTGTTTAAGATAGTTAAGAGGAAACAAAAGAGTAATTATCGGACGCTATGATATGGATGTCAGGCCCAACCCAAAAGGAGGGGCTAACGAATGAAATTAGACAGGCTGATCGAAGTTTTAAATACACTTGGATGTTTAAGCGAAAGCAATGTGGTCTTCAGGTTACATGTTACCTTTGAAGCTGCAAACAAAATACTACATCGAATTGAGAGAGCACATACAAATATTTATTTTATTGCGCCGCATTTGATCGTTATCAAGGGTTGTGAAAAAGAATGGATGTTTACCAAAAAGAAAAAAAGAAACAGAAAAAACTGGAAAGACGTGGCAAAACCGTAGAAATTAAATATATGTCACGGTAATGTCACAAAGACACATCTGATAAGTCTATATGACATATCTAATGTGTCTTTCAGATGTCAATCTGACATATTTGAGACATAAAAGGACATGAAGGCATCAAAAACAAATAGGGAAAAAATATGAACGAATGGAATCACGAAGCAGAGGACTTAATCAGAGAAACAGAAAGATTTATTGCTGAAACTGAGATAGCGATGTTTGTACGTGCTGAACTTCTAAAGAACGAAGAGCTAAAGGGCAACGAATATTACAAGGGATTCAAGGAGGCTATGGTTTTGGTGTTAGAATATATACATGAAATGACAAGACAAAGAAAAATTATAAAAGAGCATATGTCGGCCGACGTGGAGATCATTTTATGAATTTTTCAAAGTCAGGATGGACAGCGGGAAAAGAAGAACATAGTAATAATTTTAATAATAAACCCCATAACCATAAGCCTCCTTTCGTAAAAAAGGATAATAGAGGAAATGATGTTAAAAATTCTGATCACTTTGATGGTCTTCTCTACATGTTTAGTGAGCGCAAACGAGACAGATTACATAGTTAGAGCTTTTGGTGGCTATAACTCCATTGCCATGAGTATTTACCCTGAAGCGAAAATGAAAACTCGTGCAGGCGTAGTAATTGGTGTTGGCATAGGAAAGAAAATCGAGGACTACATCCTATTAGAAGGGGAGATTTCCTACCGTTATAACGAAACTGGTGACATCACAATTCACGGGAAAGAAAGTCAATTCGTTTTACCAGTACATGGAGATGTAACATCCCTTACTGTGATCGGCAATGTAATATTTGAATTTCCCACCGACAAAATTGTTAAACCATATGTAGGCACAGGAATAGGTTGCACAGCTCAATACGCCAACTGGAGCGTCAATGTTATCCAAGATTCGGCATGGTATGATTATGAAGGCGGAGGAAGCTTTGCCTATACTTATCAATTAATCGCAGGCATTAGAACATCCATTTCATATACCTACTACTGCGCTGCTGAAGTCAGGCTTTTAGATTCCGTATTAGATCACATGTGCGAAAACAACAGATCAATAATTTTTTCTTTCAACAGAATATTTTAAGGATAATTTATGAGTTTAGAGGGCCTAAAAAAATCATTAAATAAATTTGAGGAATCTCATGCGCTTGATCCGCTCTTTCATCTTAAAGGCGTTGCTGCTCATAACCTTCTAAAGGAAGCGGTGAAATCCCTTATAGAACTCTATACGAGATTAGAGCCAACAGATCAGATTAAGTCAGAAGAGCCCTATATTACTCTAATGGAATTTTACGAGAGAACTCATCTCTGTCATCCAAGCACAGTCGCTAAAATGTTTAAACAAGATGATTGGTTTTTTCAAAACTGCGGTAAGAAAATAGGCAATAAGTATCTAATACAAGAGCTAAGCGCCGTAGTTTATTTCGCTTACTGCAAAAGTGTAAAGCTTCGTAAGAAAGCCCTAGAAATTAAAGCAAACAGAGAAAAAAAGGAGACCACATGCAGTCAAGCGCATACCGTGTTGCCGAAGCTCTTAATCACATAAAGAAGGCCGAAAGAATCCTAAAACACCTCGGCATTCTTAACTACAAGACTAGCGGGGATTTATATGCAGTCTCGAGCTACTGCATTAGCAAAATCGAAGAATACAAAAAGGTATAAGATGTCAGTTGAACTAGTAGTGACTATACGAGATGAAGAAAAGCGCAAGCTTACCAGAGAATTCCTGATCTATGAACCAATAGCTATGTCTGAACAAGACCCGGTCATAGACAAATGCGTAAAAGAGGCTATTGAAGAATTTAAGGGAGTTCCTGATGATATAAAAATAAAAGCAACTATGATTTTAAGATAATTATGGCACGGAATTTGATTCCCATCGATTGGGAAATGGCAGATGAACTCTTAGCATGTGGATGTCCCGGAACGGAAATAGCAGCATTTTTCGGGATGCATGCAGATACTTTTTATGACAGGGTTCTCAAAGAACGCGGAGTCTGTTTTTCTGCCTATTCAGCACAAAAGAAAGCAACTGGCGAAGCCTTAATAAGAAAAGCTCAATATGACAAGGCTTTAGGTCTTTCAAAGAAAGGGGACAACACACTCTTAATCTGGCTAGGGAAGCAAAGGCTGAATCAGAAAGAGAATGTTACTGATGAAATTGTAGCCGAAGGTGTAACAAAATCTTTTGAATCACTGATGACTCAGTTGAGTAATCTTCAAGTAGATAAGAAACCAGATGCTCATACCTGAGGCATTTTTCCAGATAGTGAGCTTTTCTTAATGTAGCACTTGCGGCACAAGGGTACAAAATCATCCCAACTGAAACTGGAATTACTCCAAGATTCTTTGCAATGTGTACACAACATTTCGGTATCAGGCTTTATTTTTCTCTCGACTTCTAGTGCCTTAACTCTATTATCCAATGCGTTAAGCACCATTAAGACACCCTGATTTCCTTCTCTAGGCCTGAGAGTTTTTCGTGATAATTGCCATATCATGTAATCAGCAGAATTATTAGACGTATCCAAAGAGTCATATTGAGATTCTGGGTATACATAACTAAATAATTTCTTTAACCATTTCATGATTTCTCCACATTTGAAACACGCAGGATATCTCGCATAATACCTAGCATACATAACATATCTGTATGATTTAGAGGAATATGCTTCATCTGTTGAGGCATTTCTTCGATTCGTTCAATCATGTTATCGATGAGGTTTAAGAGTTCATGCTTTTCCATTATTCATCCGGCTCCTTAGGTAAAGCTATCCAATGCGTGAAGTACTCTACAAAGTTTGTGTAGTGTACGAAGTGCCAATGCACATAGAAGGTCAAAGGTTTTTGGATCTCTTTGTTCCATATTACTATGTATTGGTTGGGTTGAGGAAGTGCTTCTTCGATGCTTATCCAGTCCATGTCAGTTCAATGGGAGTTTAGGTAAAGGCATCCAATGAGTTACCTTCCCGCCATTATGCCAGCGTCTATCACTCCAATAGCAATCGATTTGAATAATAGGTTTCGTCCAAAAAGATTTATCTGGATGGTAGCCATGTTCCCCATATTCATCGTCTAAGTAAGTTTTCAATACAAGAACATCAACCGCATATGGAGGAGGCTCTTTATCAAAGTTAATCCATTCCATATTACTCCTCCAATTCATCCCGAAAATCTGTCCAATGCGTTATGATTCCATCAGTTAAACTGTATGTGTAGGTAAGAGGGGCATTACCCTGCCAATAAAGTTTTCCATTGGGATAGATTTGAAGCATTGCGGAGTATGATTGTTTGTAAACCTTATCCCATACAGTAACGGTAGTGTTTATTTCTGGAATTTGTTCTTTAATGCTGATCCAATTGAATATTCCATTATCAGGCGGTAGTTCTTCATCTGTATCCATCATTTCTTCTCCTGTCTCTCATTCTTTTCCCAAGTCTGTAGCCAATAGTAACTTCTCTTTTTTTCAAGAGATGGCCTTCTATCTACACTATCGCAACCAGCATTGATCTGTTTACCGGCGCCGGCAAGCGAATCAAGACGCGGATCAGGATCACGGTGGCAAGTTGAGCAGCAGCAGAACGAAAGGTAATGTATGGGATTGATGCTCATAAAATCACTCTTACTGCCCAATTTACTGCTTGGTAATATTCATTGACGAAAGATGCGTTAACGAATTGAGTCCTTTCCCACATTTCACATTGACCATATGATTCATGGAGATGACCAAAAACATGCAATTTAGGTTTTATTCTCGTTAGCAGTTCAGCAAGCAGGCTTGTTGAACCTACCTGTTTACCACTAACGGTTGAATCATGAATTGTAAATGGAGGAGAATGCGTGACAAGAATATCAACATCATCAGGAATCAATGCCCACTTCTCAGCAAGTTCTTCTTCGGTATCAACAGTGAAAGCCATGCAATGTGGATTCATTCCTTTGAATTTAATCGTCCAAGGAGAACCCCAAATCTTTAATCCTTCGAATTCCGTGCCTGAGTCGCAGAGATAGTA